GAGCTAAACAAGGGTATCTTCCTGTGTCCTAACTGTCACAGAATAAGACACCTATATCCATTAGACAAAAGTTTTTTGAGGAAGGAAACATGCCTGAACTCGGAACAAACATAGAAGAGATCAACAAGTCCCTAACAGAGATGGACCGTGAAATGGATTCGTACAAAGAACAATACATAAGTAAGGGATGGGAAAAAATACCTGATTTCTTTAGAGGGGAAAGCCATTGGGCCGAGGGACGACCTTCGCACAAGGTTAGTCCAGTCTTAAACTTTTTGCGTCAGGCTATAGAAAAGAAGACCTCACAGATGACAGACACAAAACCTTTCATGGATATTCTTCCTTTTTACGACCCCCTTACAAGAGTTGCTGAGGCGTTAGAAGATATCATAGCTAGTAAGTGGTCAGAACAGAGCCTTGATATGGCGCTTACGGATGGTATTTTTTTTAGTGAACTGTTTGGTGGAGTCGGTTTTAATACAACCTTTAATAAAGAACTACTCTTCGGTAGGGGTGATAGCACATTTGAAATTGTAGATCCTCGTAACTTAAACTTCGACCCTGCTTGTACTGCTGCTCACTATGTTGATAGGTGTGAGTATGTTAGGGTACAGGTTGTCAAACCGACCTCACTATTAAAATTTATCTACAGAGACCACGCTGATCAAATCCAAGAAGATGCACCATACGATTTTTATGTTCCCGAGAAAAAGATATTAGACAGAAAGGGAAGAGCTATTAGAAAGGTTGTCGATAGGGTAAAAAATAAGAAGGGTGCCATTGGACGTTCTATAGTTAGAGAGTATTGGATACAAGACAGAGAGCTTGCTGGCAACGACTTAAAGTATAAGGGTGGAAGACATATAATTATAGCTGGCGGTGCTGTTGTTAAGGATGAGGCTAATCCATATTGGGACAAGAAGTTTCCAATAGACTTTTTGGATTGGCACAAGAATCCAGACTCTGCTTGGGGAGATAGTGAACTTAAAGATTTAAAAGAACTTCAGATTGTTTTGAATAAGCTGATTGCAGTCGTTGTGGAAAATGGCATTATGATGTCCAACGCAATATGGATAGGTGATAGTAATGCCCTTAAGCCTGACGAGTGGAAGGGATTAGATAATATCCCGGGATTAAAAGTTAAGATTAAACCGGGAAGTAGCCTTCGAAGAGAGACAGGGACACCCGTACCTACAACAGTATTCAGCACAATACAATATTTAGAGCAAGCAATTGATAAGCTTTCAGGTAATGTAGAAGTAGTTAAAGGACAAACACCGGGTCAAGTTAAATCAGGAGTAGCCATTGAAGCCTTACAACAGGCAGCGATGGCTATTGTGCGTTTAAAGGCTAGGTCTATAGAGTCACTAATGGAGAGGATGGGACAAAAGTTTATCTCTCGCATCTTCCAATTTGAGAGTGGTGACAGACAGATGTGGAGACTTAAGAGCGACAAGGACTTTGAAGCCTTCAAGTTTATGGGTAAGGTTCTGGGGGGTGAGACCAAGGAAGCTAAAAAATACCTCAAGCACAAAGAGGATGCATGGAAGAACTTCCTATTTAAAATAAGACCGGGTTCTTCATTACAAATGAATAAATGGCAAGATGCCATGATAGCATTACAACTATATTCAGCATCACCTAAGCCACTGATTGACAGAGAGTACGCTCTTGACATGATGGACTTACCTAACAGAGCAGAAGTTGTAGGTAGGATGGAGCTTAAGGAAGCACAAGAGATGCAGTTACAAATGGCTATGGCAAAACAAAAAGAACAGATGGACATAGTTGCAGCAGGTAGGGGTGGTGGCAATAGTGGTTCTGCTCCAAAGTCGGCTGACCCCTCTGGTCCCCATGCACAACAGGCTGCACAAGAAAAGATAACAAAAAATACAGGAGAATAAAATGGGTGGAACAATGAAGGTTGGCGGTAAAACAACTTACCATGGTTTAGGACCAAAGACAAAGGCACCTGTACCTAGAAGCTCATATCAGGCTCCTAGTAAAACTAAAACTTCACAGGGAATAGCACAACCAAAGTCTACTCCAATACAGGGAACACCAAAGGTTGCACAGGTACCAAAAACACAGGTACAGGTACCCAAGACAACAACTTCCACTACTACAACAAAACCAAAGAAAGGTATTGGGTCTGTTGTTAAGGATAAAATTCAGGGTGGAGCACAGAAAAGACAATCAATGTTAGATGCATTGATGAATGAAATATAAACGATTGACAGAGTTCCAGACATATCGTTTGGATAACAAAGTCAATCATGGAGGACGTTCTTAATATCTAAGACACTGTACAACAAGTCGCAAGACACTGTACAACAAGTCGATAGGAGACAGGACATGGCAACAGCAGCAGCAACTTTGAAACCGTCAGTTCCACCCGATAAGGACAAGGACACTGACAATAAGTTTGACCTTAGCAAGGTTAAGATAGACGAGCTACCCGTTGAGATGCAAGAAGTTGTAAAGGGATTCCAAAAAGATTATACCCAGAAAACTCAAGCTATATCTGACAAAGAGAAGGCTCTTAATAGTCAAGATGATAAGATAAAGCGTGGGGAAGAATGGGATAATTGGTATGGTAGAAACAAGGATACCCTCACTCAATACAACGAGTACGCAAAGGGATTGGGTAAGGATGGAAATGTCCACAAGGACAATAAGATTCCACCTACTGAACCTGCCGATGACAACGATGATGATATGTTCTCGGATGATTCTAAAAAGGTTAGAGTAGAGCTCAAGACTGACATTAACTCTGTACGAACGGAGCTTAATCAGCAGAAGGAAGATACGGACAAGACAATGAACTCTGGTATGACTATGATGGTTAGCCTTATGAAGGTTATACAAGACAACGAGTATGATTTTAAGATTGATCCCGTAAAGGTGATTGACCATGCTCGGAAAGAAGGTATAGTTGACATGGACAAGGCTGTTAATGGTTCATACTACAAAGAGATCCGTGACGCTGAGATTAAGAAGGGAGTAGAGGATGGAATTGCTAAGGAGAAAGAAAAACTTAATTTGAATGTGCTTACTGACACGATGCCCAAAGGACGTACAGTTATACGGACTACTAAAAGTGAGAAAAAGTAATCTCACATTGGAAGGGGTTATATAATGAGTAAAGCAAACATCACTGAAATCGATGCTTTTGTAAGAGATACAGTATTACCGGAAGTTGAGTCTCAGATCATAGCTAACAACGCCCTATTAGCTAGGTTGGAAGGTATGGGCAAGTATGTAGCAGACAGTGGGGAGCATATTAGAACGGGTGCTAGGTATGCACACCTTCCCGGTGGATTCTACAAGAGGGGTACTAAGTTCAGTACAACTCAGAAAGAGACAGTCAAGGAATTTATTCACGACTGGAAGATGGCTTATGTCGATGTAACTATCGATGGTTGGACAGAGGCTATCACCATGGGTACCAACAAGATTCGAAACTACGTTCAAGATAAGATGGACAATGCTCAAGAGACCATCTCTGCTATCTTGAATGATTCCATGAGAACTGGTGGAGAGGGTGACAACATTGATGGTGTTAAAACTATCTGTGATGATGCTACTAATTACTCTACTTATGGAACACTGGCTAGAGGAACCGATGTTTGGGCTAAGGGTCAACTGGATGCAACAGGTGGAACTTACTCTAACACAATCTTTCAGGCTATGTATGGTGACTGTTCTAAGAACAACCAACACCCTGATTTAATCATAACCACACAAGCTGTATATAACAGTGTCTGGGGAAAGATGACACCTCAGCAACGTTATCAACAGTCCACTGCACACGCTGACCTGAGAGCTATTGGTTTTAGTGGTATCGAATTTAACGATGCTCTTATCGTTGTCGAAGACGACATGGAAACTGGTCTTGCGTTTTTCATGAACAGTAACTTTATTGAGTTAGTTGTTCACTCTAACAGAAATATGACTTGGCAAGACTTTATGCCTCATTTGGATGAAGATGCTAAGACTGGTCGTTTTTACTGGATGGGTAATTTGGTTTGTACAGCACCTAGGTATGAAGGTCAAATCCAATCCTTAGCTTAATCCAACTAGGTAGTGAGCATAGTGTTCACTACCTTATATATCCTCCTACGTTCAAGCCAATGAGCGTAGAGGTGCCATACCAAAAGGAGGTATAAAGTTATGAGTCAAGATTTAGTTAACAGCTACGAGGGTGGAGTAGGTAAAGTAATCACACAAGGTATGAGAATTAACAAGACTGCAGCTCAGACCGTATTGGGAACCATCCGAAACTTAGCAGTCGGAAGACAAATTGTATACGCTAAAGTAGGTGCTGCTGCAATCTCTGCTGCAACACTGTGCCAAGCAAAGGCTGGAGTTGCGAGCTTCGGAATTTGTCCTGCAGGTGCCACAGCATCTGTTGGTGCTAAGAAAGTTAACCTTGTCGTTACTGCTGCTATTACTGCCGACCAATTTCAAGATGGTTTCTTGGTTGTCCAGTGTGGTGCTGGTGAAGGCTATTCCTATATGGTTGATTATCATTTGTCTGCTGCAGCCACAGACCTGAGTCTCAATGTTGCTCTTAAGGATGGTCTGGAAGTTGCTCTTACAACTCTGTCAATCTGTTCTCTTGTTGAGAATAAGTGTGCTGCAATAATCAAGGTTCCGGCTGCAGGTGTAACTGGTTCATTGGTTGGGGTCGGTCTGTGTACTGGTTCTGTAAACAGCTTTGTATGGCTCGGGAAGAAGGGTCCGTTCCTGTGTATCAACAACACTTCCGCTATTACGGTTGGTGCCGTACTTTGTGCTGGTTCTGCTGCAGGTACTGTAGATATGATTTTTTCTGCAGCTCTTACCACAAATCCTGTGGTTGGTAGAAGTATGCAGACTGCTGCTAATGGTACCAGTTGTAGATTGCTTGTGGACTTAGACCTGTAAACAATAA